CCTCGATGAGCAGTGGACCGAAGCGTCGAACCGTGGTCGATACCGTGAGCGTCAATGTCAAGCGAACTACAGCTGCTGTTGGGTACGCGTTCGGATTCAAGACCGTCACGATTCCCTGTGTCGCCATTGACTTCGTGAGCGTCACGGAACCAAACACGAAGGAATAAGCCACGCCTGTCGCAGCGTTCGTGTATGTGGCGCTTAGCGTACCAGTCGTGATGTCAATCGGTGAGCCATTCTCATCGACCAGACGCACGACAAAAGTGTGCCAGTCACCGACCCATGCAGCCACCTGAACAACCTGTTCTGGGTCCTCGGTGATGTTGATGATGTTCACACTCATACTGGCCTCACATAGAGTTTCAATGGTCCGAATACCTGCGTGTCGCTTGCGCCTGTTGTCCTGGTCACAGTCACAGTGTACGTGCCTGAAGTGTTTGTCACCGTAGTCGTAAGACCGAAGGACAGTCGACCATTGTCCGCATACGTCGCAGTGCCATTGTAGGTCGCCACAAGCGTTCCACCACTGTTGTATACCTTCGCCGATACTGTTGCTCCAGTGATATCGATTCCGGTTCCGTTGGCGTCTGTTACCTGGACATCGATACTGGTCGCTGTTCCGACATTGACATCGAGCGGCTGGTCTGCTCCGAGGCCATCAGCCAGGAGTTGATAAGGTCCGATGTGAACGCTCGTTGCAGCTGACACTGGCGTCAACAGATCTGCGGAGATGTAGTCTGTGCCATTGTGAAGGAGCGCACCCTTGAGTTCCGTGGCGGCGTCTGTGTCGTTGACAATCGCATGGATGTCAGCATCCACACGAGAGACTCCACCAGACTGATGCAGTGTGACGAGACCTTCCTTCGAGTCCTGATCAGCACGAAGGACGTTCCATCCGAATGTCCCGTGAGTCGTGTGGTCGTTGGTCAATGCACCCCAGACAGCCGATGCAGTCTGTGCAGAGGTCAAGCCACCAGAGGACAGTTTGACCGTCATAACCGCACCGTTAGTACCGCTTGCACCACGCACCACGATAGTCACATCATCAGCACCAGCAGCCAGTGCAGCGTCGGGGATGTCAAGTCTGTAGACGCCCGGCATATTGGTAGCGTCAACCTCCGCAAAGCCGCCAGATGTCCACGCCTGCGCGATGGTACGGGCTACCAGCGGGATAGATACGCTGGCTGTGCGTGTGCGGTTGTATCGGGCTGAGAGACCAGAGGTGGAGGCTGTGAGGCCTGTCGCACCTAGATACAGCTCGATAGATTGTGATGTGCTGCCGGGAGCGATTGTGATGGTGGAGGCGTTGCGCTCGGTTGGGTTGTACTGACCTGCCAGCGTTGTTGTGTAGTTGTTGTAAGCACCGACGTTAGGCGCACCACCATCCCACGCTACATCGTAGATATCAACAGCAGGCGCACCGGATACAGTACCTGTAGCATATGAATAAAGACCATCTGCCGAGAACCAGTCTTTTTGCGGTAAACCCCACAGGCGTTCAATGCCTACGTTGAATGGTTGATATTTAGCAGTGCGTAGATTTGTTATCGTGTATCCAGCAAAACCAGATGTGGAGTATACAGAACAGTTGCTAACAACTCCTACTGCGCCACCGCTTATAGTATTTGCTACCCAGCCGGAAGTTAGTGAACCTACACAGTTTATTACCTCTAAACCAGATTTTACATTACTCGTGTTGATGACAATTCCGACGCAATTGCTTATGTAAAATCCAGTTGCCGAATAAGTCAGATTTGTGGCGTTTTGTAAAGTAATAGCACTAGGGCCAAAACAAACACACCTGTCAATATATAGGTTGTATGTCCAGTTAGATGCTGGAGTAGCCCTGCCAATTGAAGAGTCTTGATAAATTGGAACACCGGCGAAACCTGTGAAAACACACTGTGTTATATAGTAATTTTTTAGATTTCCATTTGCTGGAGTATCACTCGAAGTAATACATGAGGCTCCAGTGGCTGCCGAATTATGTTGTAACCAACATTTTGACCACCTAAGTTCGACGCAATCTGTGGTCAGAAAAATATTTGAATTGGCTGATTGCTCAAAAACAAAATTACTAAATTGTAGGTAGTTTTTAGATGCAAGAGTAAACAGTGCAAACGTACCAGCACTGTTGCCTACATCGTTAGTCAATCGGTTTGTGACAAGTACACGACCCGGCGTGATGCCGCTAAACTGGCTCCCTGTCGGGTCACCCGTAACATAAGTCGGAGCCGAGTAGGTTCCATCTACAGTAATGGTTGCAGTCTGTCGATAATCACCCGGTGCAATGTAAAGCGTGTCACCTGAGCCTATACCGGCAGCACCAAGAGCTTTGCCGATAGTCTGCCACGCTTGGTTTGTCGCAGGGCCAGTACCAGCGTTAGAGTCGTTTCCGTCTGTGCGGACATAATAAGTTGCCATTATTCAGCCGTCCCCGACACAATCTCAGCAGCCATAATAATGCTGAACTGGTTTACGACGTTCAGCCGAAATGCGTCATCCTGCTGAATCCACCAAGTAAACACATCAATACCATTAACGCCAAAGTCACCAATCTTCGTACCGTCATCTTCGGTAATGTCAGCCTTTATGTTGTAGTCTGCCGGGTTGGTTTCGAGTGGTGTAATCTCGACGTTCCTTAGATTCATTTGCCCACCTTCAAACTGTTCGCATTCGTCCCCTTAAACGGCATCGTCAAGAAGCCCAGCGCAGCAGACATCGCAGCAGTGACACCAGCCGCTACAGCCTTGCTCCCGTACAGTGCCATCACTGCTCCAAGCTCGGCGAGCGTGTCTGCTTCAGCTGTGCGGATGCCGTCGCCGAATACAGTCGAGAAGGACGCCGCGAATGCGACCAGGACAACGACCAACAATCGCGGAATGGATATTGAATTCATCTTTGCAAACTCCCCTCGATCATCGCGACACGACTCTCGAGTTTACCGAGGCGCTCCTCGATGCGTCGCACTTCCTGTGCCTGTCCGGACAATGTGGCATTCACGTTCTCGAGCTTCACTGTCAGCACATTGATGCTCACCTGTAGTTTGGTATAGGTCCCGATGACGGCCCCCAATACCAGGACAAGTTGTCCAATCAGCGCTACAACGACCTCTAATGTCATACCATCTCTCCACTGTACATCTTCACTCTAATATGGTGGCACAGTGGGACATCTCGCATCACACAGTCGGTTAACCGTTTGACCTTGAGCGGAGGGCGATTGTTTGACTGACTTCGTTCGAGTGTCCCCAATCGCTTCCGATCACTTCGTAGTATGGCGCGAGGTTCTGCGGATTCCCGGATGTATAGATTCGGTCATCTGCCTTGACTTCGACCTCTGGTGAACACGTCAGTGTCCATGTTCCAGCCTGCTCAATCATGCCGCCGACAATGCCTTCAGAATCGCCTGTGTTGGCGATTGTGGCGCGAATCTCAGCCACCTGTATCCAGTGTTGGCTGATGCCTCCGATACCGTCAGACTGGTTCACGTTTCGCCAGATCTGCACACGGTCGGAATAGGCGTAGTTCGCGAGCGCGACTTTGAGCGCGGTAACGTATGGCGCCGGAATCATACGAACACCATTGGCGAATACCGCTTAGCCTGGTCGAGACAATGCTCACGGAGTGCGGACATCTTTGCGTCTACCTGACCATCCTTCACATCGATGAGATGCGTGATGCTGGATGCTTTACGGATCCATCCCTGTCGCGCAGCTGCGCGGATGTCATAGCGTTCGTTATTGGCTGGACCGATGTCCTGCCACAGGAGGTCGCCGCTTCCGTCGTTCACCGTGTAGTTCAGCGTCTGCGTCCACTGTGGGAACTGCGGTTCGGTGGCGCTCGATGTCCCTGCGATAACGCACTGGTACAGTCGACCATTCGCGACGGTTGGAATCACGATGTCGCCAACGACATAGGCTGTAGAAGCAGTCCAGACCGACCAGCGTGCGTGGTCGTCGACAAGCTGCTGAAGTGCAGTCGAATCGAGCTGTGGATATTGGTCAGATGCGACCATCCATGCGAGGCGTTCAAGTGCTTGTGTCCGTGTGTATGGCATGAGCGATTCCTAGTAAAACAAAAAGGGAACGGGAATGGTATCCCGCTCCCCTTGACTGCGAAGTCAGACAGCCTACGAAGCGGCAGCCTGGAGGACGATGATGGAACCAGGAACCTGATCGGCCACGGTTGCAGTGACGTTTCCGACGTCGAAGCAGTTGAACGCATAGCGCTCGGTTGCCTTGAACGTGAGTGCATCCTCGACGAACTTCACCTGGTCAGAAACTTCGACCGTAACTCCACGACGATCGCCGAACGCGACACCCTTGGAGAGGTCTCCGAGGACTGCGAGCGTCTTGGATACGCCGGTTGCGGATGGCATGTTCTGAACGAAGCTGATCGGGATACCGAACAGTGTTGGTTCAGGACCATATGCATTCTGGATGTCCATGATGCTGTTTCCAGAGAGTGCAATCAACTTGTCTGCGACAGCGTTGTAGAACACGTTCTTGTGCATGTACCAGCGTGGGTTCGTGGCGTATGGCTGGAGTTTGCCGACCATGGACTGGAAGTTCGCGAGCGTGAAGCTCGAGAGGTTTGTCTGTGAGCCGGATGGTCCAACAACCATGGAGGCAATGCTCGAGAAGGTTCCGGAGAGAGCCTTGATGCGAGGCATGATTCCAGTGATGGAGCCATACGTGGATGTACCGTCGCCCTGGAATGCAGCTGCATCTTCAGCGAGTGCGAGACCGTATGCGAAGTCCTGTGCCAAAGTAGCACCGAAGTCGATGACGGTATCCTCGTTTAGTTCCTTGGACACGATGGTCAGGATGGCGAGTTTCTTGGCTGCGAGTGCGACCTGCGTGAATGCGATGTCGGATGCAGTGATTGCAGTGGCTTCACCAGGATAATAAGTTGTGGTCGAAGTCGATGCATTAGGCACATTGAGGACATCGGATGTCATCGGATAGATGCGGCTGAAGCGACGTGCTACACCGTACTCGTTGCGGAGCCAGATCAGGCTGGACGAAACGATTTCAGGTACGGTGAATCCACCCTGTCCGTTGTCGCCTTCGGTCTGCGCCTTGACGCCATTCTCAGCGCACCATCGTGCAGCCTTAGCATTTCCAAGGACTTCACCACGGACCCACTGTCCGAAGGCGTATGCCTTGAAGTTTGCCTCTTCACGAGTACCAGGGAATGGGTTACGGGTTACACCGCCGGACTTCCATGGCTGAGCCTTAGGCGCTTCTGCTGCGACTGGTGCAGGCACGTTGCCGAACTCCTTGAGCATCTCGATGCGCTCAGAGATGGACTTTGCGTTTGCATGAAGGCGATTGGCTTCGGCCATTTCGCCGCCGTTGAGAAGGACTTCCTTCGCAGCAGCGATAGTAGACTGTCGCTGTGCTTCGAGCTGTTCGATTGTCATTGACTTAACTCCAAGATCATGAGCTCACGAAGGAGAGCGGACTTCGCTTCCTCGATATCGCTCGAATATTCGACGATGGTTTCTTCCGTCTCGACCGCTTGCTCTCCAAGCTCAGCCCAGATGGTTTTTGCGAATCTTGTCGACTCGCTACGTGAGAGACGGACTGCATCCCGCAGGCGTCGCTCCACTTCACGGATGGACGTAGGACGCTCGAGCATAGCCTTCAGGCTTTGCGCTTCAGCGACCGGGTCCTTCACTTTGCTGTTCAGTTCCTTCGCACGGTTGGCGAATGCATCGATGATGGCATCCACATGTCCACTGCCGAGTCCACCGTCATATGCAGCTGTAACACCAGCACACAGACGCTCGTAGAGCGCCTCGAGTCCTTCGTGGACCATCTCCTTGTCGAGGTCGCCATAGACAGACTCGACGAATGTCGCCACGTCTTCTCCTGGCGCGACAGGGATAATCATCTCTTCTTCTTCCATGCCTTCTCCATCCATCTCGCCATACATGTCCTTGAGGCTTTTCACCATGTTCATCGGTTCCGCCGGCGTCGGCGTGAGCGATGCCTCACCGATTGGCCAGCGTGTGATTTCGTATCGGCCATCAGCAGACTTCTTGCGCTCGACCATGTGACCAGTGGCGCCGGAGGAATATCCTAGTTTGCCAGACTTCGCGAGGTCGGCGATCATCTTCTGATATTCATCAGCCATCTCGACCTGTGCTTCGTACCAGAGACCTTTTTCATCCATGGTGATGTAGCCGGTACCGATGCGAGACTTCCCGATTGTTCGGTCCTGTCCGTGATGATAGTACAAGTTCATCGGGACACGATCGCCTGACTTCATCGGTCGACCGAAGTCGGTCTCCTTCGTGAAGTAGTCGCCCTCGAGGTCCTGACCGCCGAAGCGTACCAGGTAACCACGCACACGACCGGAATCGTCCGCCTTGATTGCACTCCCGAAGTTCACCAGTGTCTGCATCATAAATCCCTCAATGGCACAACGACTGCCTGTGGACCCCATAGGTCGTTTGGAACAACCTTCCCGAAGTCCGACAGACTGGTGCCTGTTTCCCACATCCTATACCGTGACGGTCCGAGCACCTGTCGACGTTGCGCTTCTGTCAACATCATAAACTGCTCATCCCTCGTCGGAAGTTCCGGCGCTTCGTCGAACGCATCCGGGTCGAGCCCAGCGAGTTCAGCATACGTCGGAGTGATTGGGACTATCGTACACCTACAGTTTGGATGCGATGGAACGATTGTTGCAACAGGGTTCGGTTGTCCATGCAATGCCCAGCATACGGGACACACGTTAACATCACCAGCAGACACGCGAGACCAGCCACGCACGATGGACAGATTCGCTTCGAATGTCTGTCGCTGTGCTTCGCGGTTGGCTCGAATCATCTCTGTTCGTGCGATGGTTGCAGCTCGTGATGGTGCCAGCGTCTCATACGTCCGCGCCATACGACGAGCGACCTGTAGCGGGTTCATTCCCTGGGCGACACCGATGGTGACGTGGTCGCGTGCAAATGGTCCGATGGCTTCGTAGAGTGCCGCGAGCGGTGAACCATCAGCCGCGAAGCCGACCACATTCGTGATGGCTTCGACCGGTAGTCGGTTCCAGTTGAGATCGATGGCCATGCTCACCGAATCAGGGATACCAGCCACAGCACGCACGAGGTCCTCCTGCATGTCAAGCGAGAGCTGGATGGCGCTTCGCTGTCCGTTGCTGGCGATGTCGGTCGCTCGAGGAGCGAACTCCGTGACCTGTCTGGCCATCTGCTCGTTCAATGCCGCGAGGCGCACCTGGTAGTCATTCAGTGCCGTGACATCTTCGCCTGCTGCCTGTGCTTCCTCAATCGCCTGAGTTATCTCCTCGAGGCGCTGGAGGTTGTCTGCTTGCAGAACGCCATACGTCCTCCGCATCTCAGCGAGCGCGGAATCTTCGCGAGCACGAAGCCGGTTCCGATACCGCTCATTGACTTGATAGATGTCAGGCATCGGCGTCTGTCAGCTCGTAACCATAGTACGGATGATAGGACTTCCCGTTCTCCTTCGGCGCCATGCGCTTCAGAATCTCTTTGCGTGCAGCTGTGGCCCAGCGATATCCAGCATCACCGCCCCATGCAGCCCATGCTACGCGACCAGCGGACGGATAACCTTCCTCACCTGGTCGGAATCCTTCCGCTTCCTTGTCTACTTCATGACGTCGGAAAAACGAATACATCCGAAGGACAGTCGACTCGCTGAGTTTCTCGCCAGCGATGATCTGGTTCGCCCTGGCCCATGCCACAGCAGTTCCACCATCACGACCAGCATCACGCCACTCGATGGCGCGTTGTGCTTCTTCCTTCATCTCTTTGGACGGGAAGAACTTCAGCCCGGGTTCATCTGGAGTCTGCTCGATGGCGTACGCCTTCGCTGGAGGCTGAACAGGAATGAGGAGTTCCTGACCATCCTTCTGCACTGGAACAGCTGTCGGATGGTAATAACCTTCGTCATCGTCCGATGGTGTCACACCTGCGACACGCTTCGCGGTTGCGAGGTCCACGATACCAGCCTTATACAATCGCTCAGCACGCTCAGCGTCTTCGTTCAAGTCAGCCTGGAGCGCAGGCACATTCGCCACATCAAACTCGAGATAATCGCCCGGTTGCGTTTCTTCGTAGTCTGGAAGGAGCGCGATGGTCAACGCTTCAGCCATCTGACGCATCAGCGGAATCATTCCGTCAGTCCATGCCGAACGCGTGGCCTGCTCAAGGTTGGAATAGGTAGCACGCTCGAGACCGCTGCCGAGTTGAAGGACGAGCGGATTGAGTCCGAGAGCTGCACACACGCGCTCTTCTGGTTTGCGTCTGATTTCATCGAACGCCATCTCACTTGGTTTGTGCGAAACTTGCTCGACCTTAAATGGTCCAGTCATTACCAGAACAGAACCAGCGTTGTCGCCCGTGAAGTCCTGCTGTAGTTTGCGCTTCGTCTGTCGTGCATCGTCTTCGGACAAATCCTCGACTCCGCCCTTGTAGTCTGGTCCGACCATGATGGAAGGCATTCCACCGTTTCGCACCATGCCGAATGCAGCTGATGCAGCGACGTTGTCTGTCGCGATTTCACGAAGAACAGACGTGACAGGAGAGCGACCGAAGCGAGAATCCTGCGGATCTCGACCATATCGGATGTGAATCATGTCCTCGAGCGGAATGTCGTACGACGTGCCATCGACCGTGTACTGATACTTGATGAGAGGATTCACCTTGTTTCCGACTGGCCTCACCATGTCAGCTGCGAGGTATTGCAGACCAACGACACGACCAGCGACACGGACCTTGCGGAAGTAAGCATTTCCGAGGAGTTGATAGTCTGGAAGCACCCACGACCAGACGAGCGAAGGTGGGACATTCGGTGTCGGTTGCGCGAGGAGTTGAAGAATCGGATGGTCTGCGACTGTCTCGACCTGTCCATCAGGCATCGGTCTGCGGACCGCTGGGACACCTTGTGACCAGTTCCTGATGTACCAGTCCATGCCAATCGCGACGATGCTGTTCAGCATCAAGTCTCCAGCCTGGTTTCTCCAGTTGAAACTTGAGCCTGGAAGGTTACGTGTCAGCAGGGACCAGAAGTCGCCGTTTCCTGTGCCAGTGAAGTAGGACGTCTGTCGCTGAATCAGCGGAGGCGGAAGGAGTGCAGATGGTGCGGCAGTTGCTTTGCCTCGCAGGCGGTCAAAGAGTCCCATGGTCTTATTGTGTTCCTATCATGTCCTAAACTGCACCCCAGCCACCACCACGACCGACGAGCTCGTCGTAGGCATCGGTGAGCGCGTCGACGATGTCGTCATTCTTGCCGAGTGGAAACACTCGGAGTTCATCCACCAGTGTACGGTTCCAGTCGGCGGTGACCATGTACACGTTTCCACCAGCGACCTGTGAGGCGAATGGTTCAGCGCGAACATCCTTTGCTCCTGTCACCGGCAGGATATTCACTGCGCTTCCGTGGAGAAGCCGAAGCATGTGCATCGCTTGACTCTTACCAGCCTGCCCCGGGTCCTGTGGAAGGCGCACACGCACACCACGTCCATCAAGTGCAGCTGTCTGTTTGATGAGTTTGTCTCGCTGATCTGTCTCGAACTGTCCTCGAACGACATCGAGAATCCAGATTCGACCATCAGCATCGCGACCCATCTTCACACCGACCGTGAAGTCTCCGCTCCCTGCTGTGGCTGCGAGGTCCCAGGCGCGTGACATCTTCTGACAGTTTGGTGTGGATGCTTCGATTGTGATGCGTTCGGTCCGGAAGAAACTTCCCTCGCGTGGTGTCGGTCGTTGCTGATACAAAGCGGACCAGCCGTAGTCCCCACTGTTAGCCACCATCACTTCCTTGATGCGTCCGAGTTCCTTCGTGTCATAGCGTTCAGGCCACAGAGCTTCACCAGGCATTCGCCCGATCTGGTCAGACTCCTCCGCAATGGCCGGAAGGTTCAACACTGTCCAGCGATGCGGTTCCGATGAGATCGCCCTGCTGGTGATGTCGTCGTGATGCCAGCGTGTCGAGACAATGATGAGAGCGCCCTTCGGTTCGAGGCGCGTGTAGAGGTCGTCTGTGTACCAGTCCCATGCTTTGTCGCGGAACAGCGCGGATTCTGCATCCTCGCGACTTCGAATCGGGTCATCGATGATAATGCGTCTGAAGCCCACACCAGTCGGAGGAGAGCCCACGCCACGCGCCATGAAGGTTCCTCCCTCCGGCATACTCCATTCGTCCTGAGCTGTGTTGTCCTTCGAGAGTTTAGTCCTGGACGAAACAATCTGTCTGGACTTCCGACTGAAGCGCCTCGCGATGCGTTCGTTGTAAGCAGTGACCAGGACGTTTGCGAACGGGTCTCGCTCGATGCAATAGGCGCCGTATCGCACCGTGACTGTTTCAGTCTTACCGTGGCGCGGTGGCATGTGAATCGCGAGTCTGTCAATCTCACCGCGCTCGACTGCGTCCAGGTGCGAAGCGATGGCGATGAGATGCCGAGCGGTGTACGACCAACCATTCGGGAGCGTGTCCCGAAGGTAGTCCAGATAACAGACGGCTGTCTGAGCGCTAGTTACTGTCCGGAGGTTCGGCAGCTGCGGTGAGAAGTTGAATCGAGAAGTTCGCAATGCGCTCATGGAGAGCTGCAATTTGGGCAGCTGATTGGCCATTGATGTAACGCTCACTT